GCTCGACTGGGTACCGGAAAAGGGAGTACCTGCAAAATCAGCCCAAAATCATTCGGGCGAGGGACGGTTAGAACGGCGGTTTCTCGACCGACATGCAACAGATACTTGTGCCGATGAATTGAATTAATCAACTGAGCAACTGTCGCGTCGGGAGCGCAATAGTATACAGCTGAAATGGCCTCTAAGACTAGGAACCATTTCGTTGCAACACCAGGATCGAAGTTGGTCCACAACTGACCCAAAGCGGCGGCAGCGCACTCTAGAGCGGTATCCCTGCTACGTTCAGGATAGATGAAAGAAACGATAAGAAGAGACTGATCGCGGTAGGGCAGACCGAGAGGATAATTAGAATAGCCCAAGAAATGGATGTTCTCAACAAGAGATGTCACATATGACTTTGTCCTGCTCAGCGTCATACCAAACTTCTCGAGCGCGAGATCAGCAATAAGATCCAAATCGATCACAGTCTCAGAAGGGAAAATGCACACGCCATCGTCGCCAAGATAAATCTCAGCGGAAGGAAAAGAGCCACAAGTCTGGTAGCACAAGTACCGGGTCACAACACAATTAATTATGCTATCAATAATATTTGTAAAACAAGACCCAGATGGTACACCACCACGTACCAGAAAACGTTCACCAGTGTTAGTACGAACAGGAGTCTCAATAAAGTAATCGATGATTTTCTTCCAGCGTCTTTCCGTTCTCCAAGGGCGAACAGGCCAAATCAAACCCTCGGAATCACGTACATGAGCGAAGTCCATCAACGGCTTTATCAAGTCAAAAGCATCGCGGATCAACCAGGGAGGGATGGACTTATCGAACTTCGACCAGTCTGTCATCATATACCTACCACCTGGGAAGCGGATGGCTGCATCAGTTATGGCTGCCATACCACCACGAGAAATCTCACAACCATATCCAATCGGAAAGGAATGATCGTTGCCTTTGAGGAACTCTAGCAAAGGGTAGAAGAAACGCGCTTCCTCAAGGTAAACCTCGAGAGGGTAACCCCACACACTTCGCACCTTCTCCTTACCTACTTCACAGACTTGAGCTCTAGCGAACAAGCAGGTATCAGGAAAAGGACTGTGTCTAACACCAGCCCCTATCAAATGTAGATTCTTATTCATTTCAAGGACGTTATCAGGGTCGTCAACTACTTCCCCTTTATTCTTGTAGCCTCTATTCTTCCAGGGCAGACCAGGCGACTTCTGTCTAGGGAAATCAGCTAACTTGGTCACACCCCCGATGGTGTACGGAACGAGCTTTTGCTCAAGCGCGAGATCGCGACGCACAGATTCCAACACCATAGTGTAGACAGGGTCAGCGACTACTCGGCGAGCATGAGGGCGTTCATACTCAAAGAGATCAGAGAGAAGCGCGGAATAGGACAGAGTGCTCCGGTGTAGTTTAGCACAACACTCATCCACCATCTCTTTG